GGGCCACTCTCGTCAGTCGTCCGAATGTTGCACAATCGGCCTTTGTTGCACTGACCCATGGGCATAAGCGAACTAGCGCAGGCGCTCGGGATCGACAAGTCGGTCGTTTCTCGGCTGGTCAAGAAGGGGATGCCGGTCAACTCGGCGTCCGCAGCGCAGGCGTGGCGTGAGGTGAACGCGAAGCCGAGGGCCAAGAAAGGCCAAGCAGGGGAGGCACCACCCAAGCCAAAGATCGACGAACCAAAGGCCGCGCCAGTCACAGCCCCAGCGCATGACGCACCCGAGCCGGACGACGATGACAACACCCCGCGCCAGTCGCTTCGCCGGGCGAGGTTGGCGGAAAAGGTCGGCTACAACGAACTGGTCCTCTGCAAACGGAATGGCGGGAGCATCGAGGACATCCGCAAGGCCAACTCGATTTACATCGCGGCCCGGAACAACCGCCACAAAGCCGAGCGCGACTTCAAGGAATGGCAGCGGGCGGAGGGGATTCTGCTCTACTTCGACGAGGCGAAAGAGATCGCTGGTCGTCCGCATGTCGCTGCCAAGCAGATGCTCGAGGTGATGCCCAAGACGCTCGCGCCTCGCTTGTTTGGGCAACCTCAAAAGACGATTGAGACGACGCTTTCCGAGTGGTGCGACGCTCTCACCGATCTGATTCGCAAATCCCTATGACCCCCGCCGCCGAAGCCTTGCGAGAGCACATCCGCTCGATTTACGCGCCGATCGATCGCCGGTCGGTGGTAGATTGGTGCTCGGATGAGGTGATTCTCTCCGAGCGTCAGACCCAAATGCCTGGCGCTTTTTCCGTCAGCATGACGCCCTACCTGCGCGAGCCGCTCGAGTGCTTCGGCGACATCGATGTCACGGATGTCGTGCTCGTCTTTGGAACGCAAACTGGAAAGACCACCATGATCCAAGCCGGGACCGCATGGCGGATTTGCAACAAGCCGCAGCCGATGGTGTGGGTCATGCCGACCGAAGGCCTCGCCCGATCATTTTCTGAAACGCGATGGATGCCGCTCTTCGATGACAGCGCGACGCTCTCGGCACAAAAGCCTGCCGATCGCCACAAGTTCAAAACCCTCGAGCAACACTTCAGCCGATCATCGCTTGTCTTTGTCGGGTCCAACTCACCAGCCAACCTTGCCAGCCGCCCCGCCGGTCTGCTCTTGCTCGATGAGGTCGACAAGTTCGCCACCGAGACCGACAAGGAAACCAGCGCCCTGCACCTTGCCGAAAACCGCACGAAATCTTTCGTCGGCGCTCTCCGCGTCAAGACTAGCACACCGACCACGCCCGAGGGACCGATCTGGAAGGAATACCTCAAAGGCACGCAGGAAAAGTTCATACTGCCATGCCCGCATTGCGCGGAACGCATCGAGCTTTTGTGGGAGCAAGTGAAGTGGGATCGCGAGGCCAAGGTCGACGGCAAGTGGAACATGGCCAAGGTCGAAGAGTCCGCGCGCTATGAATGCCAGCATTGCAAAGGCTCGATCAACGACGGGCAAAAGATGGAAATGCTTCAGCAGGGGATTTGGAAATCGACTAACGAGTCCGCGCAAAAAGGCTTCCGCTCATTCCACCTCAACTCGCTCTATGCCCCATGGCGGTCCTGCACCTTCGGCGCGCTGGCGGTGAAGTTCCTCCGCGATTCGGAAACGCTCAACGGCCTGCAAGATTTTACGAACTCCACCATGGCTTTGCCGTGGGAGCAGGTCGAGACGAGCATCGGCGACGCCAAGATCCTGGGCCTTTCCGGCACCTACGAAGTCGGCACCTGCCCGATCGATGAACCAGCGCATGTCGTCACCTGCGCCGATGTCGGCCAGGAGAAACAGCACTGGGTCACCACCGCCTTCGCCGCCGATGGTTCATCCTATGTCCTCGACTACGGCACCACGCTCACCGTCGAAGACCTTCTCCGAGATCCTCCGCTGCGGAAATACACCACGCCCAACGGCAGCGTCGTAGCACCTGAGTGCGGATTGATCGACTCCGGCTTTGCGACCTTCCGAGTCTATGCCACCTGCCAAGAGTCTGGCGGATTCTATTTCCCAGCAAAGGGCGCGAATGTCACCTTCGGCACGCGGATCAGCCGCACCACGATCGACAACTTCCCCGGCGTCGTGCTCTACACCTATGTCGACCACGCGATCAAGACCGAGCTTTTCATCGACCGCATCAAGGATCAAAAGCCCGAGCTCAAGATCCCGAAGAAAGTCAGCCAAGAGTTCGTCGCCGGACTGAGCGGTCAGAAGCTCGTTCCGCGCAAGACGCCATCCGGCCAGGTCTATGTCTGGAAGGATGTCCGGGATGATCACTTCATGGACGCGCTGAAGCTCTGCCACATTGCATGGCACATTTTGAAAAACGCCTGATCGGACTGCATATCATTTCGGAAACCCACTCACCCACCACGCGGAAACGCTGGTGGTTTTTTTTATGCCATTTTGACACCCGCCCGACGGCGTGAGCGATGCCATGAAAATCAGCGGCGTGAAGTCCTACCTGCGCCGGACCAAAACCAACGACGAGCTCGAGGCCTTGGCCGACACCGTCTTTTCCAGTGCGACCGAGGAAGTCGTCATCACCAGCATCGGATCAGAAGGCGCAAGTTCATCCGGGCAAGTCAGTTTTCCCAAGTGGCTGCTGCTCCAAGCGATCGAGGAAATCTTGATCGACGGTGGCCGCGATCGGCAACTCGCCGTGACCATCGACCGCTCACGCTTCAATTCACCGCTTTGATTTTGACACCCCGAAATCAATCGTGAGCGAAATCAAAAAATCAAATCGCGGTGGCAAACGCCCAGGAGCCGGTCGACCACGCAAGAGCGCACCGAAAGCCGCCGCCTTTGAAGCCGCCGAACATTCAATCAATCGCGGCATTGTCGTCCTCAACACCGTCGAGCCTCGCCGCGAACTGCCACCGCAGACGCGCCTAGAGTTGATGAAAAAAGCTCGCTGGCTCTACAACAATGTCGGCGTCGCTGCCTACCTTATCGAACACCTTGCCCAGCGCGCTGTTGGCACCGGCATCGTTCCCAAAGCCCGCACCGCGAACGCCGAATGGAACCGCATGGCAGAGCGCGCGTTCGAGGATCGCGCCTGTGCCGAGGCATGGGCCTTTGATGCTTCCGCTCAGGTCAACTTCTACGGCGCCCAATCGCTCATCCTTCGGCAAGTCGCCTGCGATGGTGATTTCTTCGCGCAATTTCTCACCACCCAGAGCGGCGGCGCCCGCGTCCGCTTCATCGGCGGCGAGGCTGTCGGCTCAACTGCTAATTCATCCGACCGCTCATTCGATGGCGTACTACTCGACCAGTTCGGCGCACCCTTATCGTACCGCGTCATCACCGACCGCGCCGCAGGCAAGTACACCGATGTGCCAGCGCAGGACATGCTGCACTTCCGCCACATCCGCCGGGCAGGCTACCCACGCGGCGCGTCATGGCTGCATAATGCAGCGATCAACCTGCAAGACCTATCGGAGATTCTTTCCTACACCAAAGGCGCATTCAAAGCAGGCGCGCAGATCGGCTTTTCAATTACCAGCAACGAAGCCGCGAAGATCGGCCTTGGTGCGAAGATCGCCACCAGTGAGGGCGACGACATCAGCACCGAGCGCCTCTACAACGGCACGCTCATCCCCAAGCTCAAGCCGGGCGAGTCGATCCAATCATTCAAGAACGAACACCCCGGCCAGAGCTTCGAACCGTTCGTGCGCTATGTGATTTCCGAAGTCGCGCGCGGCATCGGCCTGCCACCCGAAGCGCTCATGATCTTTGTCGGCGCATCCGGCACCGAGTTTCGCGGTCTGCTCGAAGTCGCACAAAACTTCCTCGAGCGTCTCCAGCAAATGCTCGTCGATCAGTTCTGCCGTCCGTTCTGGAAGTTCTGGCTGTATCAAGAAATCCAAGCCGGTCGCTTGCCATACCCCGGCGACGATTGGTGGAGGTGTGAGTTCATCCCGCCGAAGAAAATCACCGTCGACAACGGACGCGATGGCCGCCTGTACAGCGACTTGATGGACAAGGGCTACATGTCATGGGAGCGCTACTGCAACCTGCACGGCCTCGATGCCGAAGCTGAGGAGGACGACATCCTGCAAACCTACCTCCGCCGCAAAGCGAAGTGCGACAAGCTAGGCCTCGAGGTTGGCGAGGTTTTCCCAAGCCAAGGCGACCTCTGAAATTTTGACACGCCCGCTGCGGCGTGAAGACCTGGTATGCCCTATCTGCCCGCGCTGAAGTTCGCCAAACCGAAATCTCCATCTTCGATGAGATCGGTTATTACGGCGTCTCTGCCAAGCAGTTCATCACCGATCTCAAGCGCGTCCCTGCCGACCACGAGATCGTTCTCAAGATCCACAGCCCCGGCGGCGAAGTCTTCGATGGCAACGCGAT